CAAGCTGTGGTGCTGGACGATGACAACATTGCAGCGTGGCGTCGCGGCGAGATTCGTATGCTCCTTGCCCATCCCCAATCTGGGGGAATCGGCCTCAATCTACAGTGCAACGTTGGTGACACTGCACAAACGGTGTGGTTCGACCTCCCGTGGTCTTCGGAAAACTACATCCAAGCCAACGCGCGTATTTACCGCCAAGGGCAAGAGAAGCCGGTTATTATACACCATCTAGTTTTGTGTAATAGCATCGACGAACACGTAGTAAAAGTTTTAGAGGGTAAAATAAATTTGCAAGATGCCCTGCTAGAGTCCTTAAATTTTGCATTAGTATAGCCATGAGAACAAAAACCAAATACAAAGTCAACGCTGTGGCCCCACGCCTATCTGACGAAGACCCAGACCCAATCGAACAGGATGACGCAGAAGGCATGTCGAACCAAATTATTGAAGGTTGGTTGCCATGGGACCCGGAAGATATAGATGACATCAGACATCTAATAAATGAATGTATGCCTGTCAAGCAGCGGTTTGTATTAACAAGTTTTTTAGATGGTTTGTCTTATACAGAAGTAGGTTTATCGGAAAAACATTGGCGCTATCATTTTGCAAAAGGCGTAGAGTTTATTAAAAAGGAATTAAAACTATGAGTCATTTTGTAATTGAGCGCATATACAAAGGTTATCCAATCATTGAAACACTGACCGGTGTTGAAGATATTGATACAAGTCAGTATCCCGACATTGAAACTTTATGGGTATGCGAAACAGCAGAAGAAGTAAAGGCAGTAGAAAGCGAATTAAGGAGAAAACATGAGCGACGTAGTCAACAATCCTAAACACTATACCAGTCATCCATCTGGCGTTGACTGCATTCAAATTACTGAACATATGGGTTTTAACCTAGGTAACGCCATTAAATATATCTGGCGCGCTGATCTTAAAGATGACGCGATTGAAGATTTGCGCAAAGCAGAGTGGTACATTCGCAGAGAAATTGAAAAGCGAACACCGCCCATGGTAACAAGAATTAAAGAGGAGTGCGGCAGATGAAAAAATACACAGCTTGGGATATGGAAGATGCCATCTATAAAGTATGGCAAACATCTGATGACCTTGAATCATTTTATAAATATCATGGTGACGCAGAAAAACCAATGACTGAAGATGAAGTGGCTAACACTTTGCTTGGTATCAAGATGATGCACGAAATGCGTTGTTGGCAGTTGATGGATATGCACGCTAGAGTGTTTGAATTAAATCAGTATTGCACCGACCCAGTAAAACTCGCAGAAAGAGAAAGAGTGCTTGGGCCAATCAAGAAGAAAGGTAAAAAGAATGAATGATAAAACTGATGTATTAGATGACATGAGCATTAAGATCGAACTGACTGTTCGAGGCTTTAATGTGTTGATGGCCATCTTAGATTTACCACAACAAGCACCAACCACAATGAAGGCAGAGATGATGAACATCTTGCACTCACAAGTTAGCCCACAAATTGAGCAAGCCAAAAAAGGTTTAGAGGCAGCATTAAAAGCAAGTGAGGAAGCAGCCAATGGATAATTTTATGCGCCAGTTTTTACGGCATCGTAAATTTAGCAACGATATTGCTAAAGCCGTAGAAGAAAAAACTAAAAAGTCTAGTGAAGAAGAGGAAATGGTTCACCGCTTAAAAGCTGAAGCCATGACCAAAGTTATTGTCAATGAGATGATGCCAACGTTTAGAAAAATGATGGAAATGCAACAAAATGACAAACCACCATCTAAACCTAAGAAAACGATCATCCTGCCAGACTAGGGCGGATTGAGTGATTTATTTGCATTAGTAAATATAGGACTCGCTGTGAAGCGCTCCTGCGGGCGTAAAGAAGCCTTGCATTTGCCCAAAGACGTTTGGGATGACGGCTGGGAAAGACCAGCACCCACACACACATACACATAGGAGAAATACATGAATCCATACGAATTACGCTTTTCCGTTTTTAACGCAGCTAAAGATTTTTTAGAGACCCAGTACAATGCCAACATGGCAGCTTGGGAATTACTCAACAAGACCTCTAAAGAAACACTAGAGCTAGCACCTAAATTTCCCACAATGGACGATGTTATTAATAAAGCCATTGAAATCAATAAGTTTGTCAGCGATGCCCAACGTGAAGAAGTTTTAAAACTCAAACGTTCTGGTGTTAGCGTTATATTTTAAAGGTACACCATGGCCACCAAACCCGGACTCTACGCAAACATTCACGCAAAACAAGAACGCATTAAACGCGGTTCCGGTGAACACATGCGCAAACCGGGTTCGGCTGGTGCGCCAACCAAACAAGCATTTGTTGAGTCCGCCAAAACAGCTAAAAAAGCTAGCGGCGGCTCAGTAAAACACGACAAACCAATTGCCAAAACAACTAAAGGCGAAGGCCGTCATTACTTAAGCACCAAAGAAGGCGCTGGCATGACAGCAGCTGGCCGCAAAGCCTACAATGCCAAAAACGGCAGTCATCTAAAAGCCCCTCAACCAGAGGGCGGCTCCCGTAAAAAATCATTCTGCGCTCGCATGTCTGGTGTGCCCGGCCCTATGAAGGACGAGAACGGTAAACCAACACGCAAAGCAGCAGCACTAAAAAGGTGGAAATGTGGTAGCTAAAAAATTTAAATTTACAGATGCGCACGCCAAGATTATTTTAGAACTTGGCAAACAGGGTGCATCGCAAAAAGCTATGTATGCTGCTTTAAATATCAGCAAATCTACAGCAATTAAACTTAAAAAAGAAGATCCTAAGTTTGCAGAAGCTATGGACTTGGCTACAACTTATGGTCAAGCATACTGGGAAAACATGATGTTAGCCAATATTGACAACCGTGGGTTTAATTCCCGCGTTGCCGAAATTGCCCTTCGTGGACAGTATCCAGAGGACTACAAAGACAGTCGTGAAATTAAAGCCGAAATAAAACAAGAAGTTGTGGTCGACTTTAATAAAGAGATAGCTGATCTAATTTCCTCCCTAAAATAAAATATTTCACATTGTGGTACAAAAAGGGCCTTGTCAGGCCCTATTTTTTGCATTAGTATATGTAAGACGAACATTTACTAAAAAGGCTAAAAATGACCGCACACGCGCTGCTTTCAGCATCAGGATCAAAACGCTGGCTAACCTGCACACCATCTGCCAGACTAGAAGCAACCCTCCCCGAACAAAAACGAGCTCCAGGTTCTTTTGACTTCTCACAAGAAGGAACTATGGCTCACGCTTTGGCAGAAGTTAAATTGCGCCATTACTACGGTCAAATAGGAATTGAAGAATATGAAAAAGAATACGAAATCATTAAATCAACATCCTACTATGATGACGATTTCGAGGCTAACGTCGATAATTACGTTTTGTATGTTCGTTCACAAATTGGTGAAGGCGATACTCCGTTGTTTGAACAACGTGTGGATTTCAGTGACTGGGTACCTGATGGATTTGGTACTGCGGACGTCGTTATCCTTTCGAAACACGCAATTAGAGTCATTGATCTTAAATTCGGAAAAGGTATCCCTGTCCACGCCCAAGACAACCCCCAGCTCCGCCTCTACGCGCTCGGCGCGTGGTCTAAATTCAAAGAAGAATGGCCGGACATACGTGAAGTCAGTTACACAATCCACCAACCCAGACTTGACAGCATTAGCACCGACGGCACAAGTATCAGCAAACTTGTCGACTGGGCGAACTACTTCGTCAAACCAAAAGCCAAAAAAGCGTGGTCAGGCACAGGTGAGTTCCTCCCAGGTGACCACTGTCAATTCTGCCGCGCCAAAGTGCAGTGCAGGGCGCGCTCGGACTTTAACTCGGAAATCGCAAAGCTAGAATTTAGACCCGCCCCGTTACTAGATGAAGATGAAATGAGTCTAGTTCTTTCTAGGGCCCAAGATTTACGCACATGGGTTAACGACGTTGAGGATTATGCCTTAGAACAAGCAATTAACAACAGCGTCATTCCCCCGGGTTATAAGCTAGCAACAACTGTAACACACAGAAAAATATCTGATCATGCGTTGGCAGCTACTGTGCTTATTGAAAAAGGCATGGATGAAAAAGTTATTTGGGAACCACCCAAACTTAAGTCTTTGGCATCATTGGAAAAAATAAACAAGCAAGTTATGGCCCATTTAGGTGATTTAGTTATACGTCCAGAAGGTCAACCAAAACTAGTTAAAGTTAAAGAAACAGCAAAGGATGACTTTGAATGAACGCATGGTTAATTGGTTTTATAGGTTGCGTATACACATTTGTGGCAATTCAATTTTTTATAAAGGGCCAGATTGGCATGGGCATCTCGTTCTTAGGGTATGCCCTAGGTAACGTGGGCCTCGTTATGGTGACATTACAATTATAAGAAGGACACCAATGTTGGTTAAATATAGCGATTCAGAGTTTGAAGTGCCCGATATTTTAATTGATAAGTTTTACAAAGACTTTGATGGTTTAGTGGGTGGCAGAGAACGAACCGGTGTGCATCAACTAAGAATGCGCATTGAAGAGATTACTGACATGGTTTTTGAAGAACCAGAATTATTAGAAGATATGAGTGTTCATGCCGATTTTATGAACGCTTTGGCGATGCGTCAAGCCCTAGCGGCTCACGGAATTTTGTACGATGCGTAAATATTTCACATCGTGGAAAATAA